CTTTTCCAGCGTATTTATTCCATGCGTCCTTGTCGCCGTAGAACTTATCCAGATCAAGATTACCGCCCCATCCATTCAATCTGCCGCAAGAGCTATACTGCCGGATAGCACAAGTATAAGCTCCCTCATTCCACGGCTTATCCTGATAGCCTGTGGCGTTCATGTCTGCGTACTGTGCAATCCAGAGTCCGTAATTGCCAATATTAGAAAACCTATAGGCTACAGACTGCGAACAGTACAGGAGCGGACGCACGCCTGTTTTCTGGTATACATAGTCAAGCCACGATTTACACCATGCAAAGTCAGAGCTACCGAACGCCGGGTTGCCTGTTCCCTCCCAGTCAAGGCATAGGATTGCTTCACCTACACGTTTTCCAATCCTATCAAGGAAGTAATCTGCTTCTTTCTGGTAATCTCCACCATTCGCATAATGGTAGATACCGAGACACTTTCCGGCGTTCTTAGCCTGTGCGTAAGCTCTTGTGAAATCCGGGTTCACGTAGCCTGTTCCTTCTGTTGCCTTTACGATCACAAAATCGCATGGTACTACACTGAGGTCAATTCCTGTCTGATAACTTGCAATATCAATTCCATTCATTGCCATAATGTTTCTCCTTTCAAAAAGAGGGCAACTATTCACCCTCTGAATCATTATCTACTTTCACCTGATCTTCCACCTGCGATCGGATATGTTTTACAAGCGGCTGCATAAACGCCGGGATATTCACTCCCATGTCCTGAATATTTTCTAAAATACTGATAATCTCATTGCAGATCAGCCACATTGCCACGACACACGCCACCAGAAATGTAACCGGTGACTTCCAACCAATTGAAGTTGATGCATATAGAAGCATTTCATCAATAATCGCTCCCACAACTACCAGCAGCCACATAGATACCTTTTTGAAAATTCCTCTGATACTTTTATAGGAATTGATATCCTGTGCTCTGTATTTGCTTGCCATAAGTCCGGTAGCATAATCAATCAGATTACATACCACCAGCAGGATCACCGGCACTGCAAGCACTCCAAGAAGCGCTGACAGGAAAGCAAATACTGCTGTAAAAATTGCTTTGATATAGTTTGCCTGTTCCACTTTCATATTCCTCATTCTTTCTTTATGAATTTACCGGCTTTGCTGCTCCGGTATAAGATATCGGATAATCGTATGGATAGTCATACGGATAATCAACCGTTTCCTGGATCTGTACAGAAATCGTAAATTTTTCCCCGGTCGCAACCGTATTTTTGCTTAATTTCACATCTGTAATTTTAAGCATTAAACCACCTCAACTTCTATCCTTGCTTTCCTGATCGAATCCGCAACCGTATAAGTCACTTCCAATATATGTGTTCCTTTTTCTTTCGGAGCAATCTTGCAGTCAAGATAATGCTCATTGATATCACACTCTCCTTGCACCACGATGTCTGTGTAACGTGCCAGCTCATAAGATGCTGTCAGAATCGTAAATGGCTCATCGTTAGGACTTCGCACCAATAGCTTAACGTGCTTGTCTTCGCCCAGGATAAATCTAATTTTATTCACAACAACACCCCCTTCCGTGTATCGGATAAATTACCTCCACAAAGAGCGGATCTGGCTCTGCGATAACTTGATACTGCTCCGGAACTGCCTCTACAGCATAATCTTCCGGAATAACTGTAACCTTACAGTCTTCCGGAACAATTTCCACCATATAATCAAGTGGAACAAGTCTTACGCATAGAGTAGCCGGATCAACAATCAACAGCATCTTCGTGCAGTATGCAATATTGCCTGCATCATTTTCTGCCGTCAGCTCCACCACATACATTCCATCTAAATCATAAGGGACCGTGGCATTCCACCGGTCCCCTTCATCTCTCTCGAATATTACTTCTTTTCCATCTATCTTACCGCTTACCTTTACTACCATAGGCGCACCGCCTAGTCGGTAATCTCGACTGCAATAATGAATGTCTTTCCGCAGTCTACTGGATTCGGAGTAAGAGTCACTGACTTAATTACCGGAGCTGACGTATCGACAGTAACCTTACGTGTGACTGTAGTAGTCTTTCCGGCTTTGTCTTTAGCTACGATTGTGATGGTGTTTGCACCCTCAGCAAGAGTCACGTCCTTAGTAAATGTTCCGTCTGTTCCGACCGTTACAGTTGCTCCATTTACCGTTACTGTAACTGGCTTAGATGATACGTCATCTGTTTTACCACTTACCGTTACCGTCTTCTTGTTGGTTATAAGGTTATTTGATGGAGCTGTGATCTGCAGTGTCGGAGGCACTGTATCAACTGTAAATGTTGCTGTCTTAGCTGCAGCTGCATTACCATCATTGTCGGATGCCTTGACCGAAATCGTATGCGATCCATCTTTTAACGTCGGTGATGTGCATGTGCACTTATATCCACCGTCAATAGCAGTCTTTGTTACCGTCGATACGACTGTACCATCAACTGTGACTGCGATTGTTCCTGCATTTACTCCGGAGTCTGTATCTTTTACCTGGAATTCGATAGTCGGAGTTGTATTTGTGATATAAGCTCCTGCAGACGGAGACGTGATCGTGATAGTCGGTGCTGTCTTTTCTTTTACACGGAGTTTAAGTGATGCGCCGAGAGTAGCATGACTCTGATCTACCGTGGTAGTATTGCCGGCCTCATCTGTAGCCTTTACTGTTCCGCCAAGAACATGATCCGGCTGATTGTAGCTCGACTTACTTGGAGCTGTAACCGTAGCTTCCCATTTCCCGGAGGTCGAATTATAGGTCAGATTGTATGCCTGACCATTAAATATATATTGAGCTGTTTTTACTGCCATCTACGCTTCACCTCTACTGCTTGTCTTCTGTTACCAGATCTTCTGCTCCGGAATCAATCAGGACCTCTTTTACCTTGTCCTTTAAAAGTCTCGGTACCTGTGGATAAGTTTTCTTTCCTAACATAATCTGCTGTGCCCATAACATTGCCATCATTTCTTTTCCTCCTGAAATTTGTAATAATGTGAATAAAAATAAAATGGTTAATACAATTATCGTTTTACTGATATACCGTTTCGGACATTTCCAAAATGCATCCTTCGAGCATTTCATTTTTCTCCTCCGCTTTTTCGACTCTTGACTGCAGGTTCGTATTTTTCTCTTCTGCTTCTTTAAGTCGTGCCTCCAGAGCTGCTATCCGGCTGTCCGGATCCTCTCCTTCCCGGTACATTAACACACCAAGAATGCCGGCCGTGTACTTCACGATTGCATCGAGCTTTGTGTAGTTTTCATACACAACGGTATCTGCATCCCGTTCGCTCACAGACATTCTCTTAGTTGTTGTCTGATCAGAGAATAAAGTCTTCAGCTGATCCTCGTGTGCTGAAATGGTCTTGATCAGAAGTGCGCCATCCGTCTGCTCAGTGACCTGCTGGATCTGCAGTTCCTGACCATCATTGAATGTGATTTTCATTTTTCTGTTTGCCCCTTTCTTCTTTTTAGAGGGATTCTGAACTAAATAGCAATTTAGCAAAATCGGACGATAGTATTGCAACCATAAACAATAAACTGATTTCTATCGTAGAACGAGGAGTAAAGAACGGATACAACTACATAAAATATTCTAATGGAGATGCTGTTGTATGGTGTAAATACACATGGAATACTAACATTGATATAAGTTGGTATGGATTATATTTTGTTTCTAGTAAAGCTGTAGATTTTCCATTCACATTCAAGGAAGCACCATTGATTATAGTATCTCCTGGGACTACAAATGAACTATATTGGACAGGAGTCAATGAAGTAAGCACAACTGGATATAAACTTACAGCTTATTCGGTAAAAAAGGGAATGTGTTATTCACAATGTAATATGCTTATAATCGGAAAATGGAAATAATTTAGTTCTTTTTGTACAGAACAAATACATTCGCTAACGCAATACATGTTCCCGTTCCGAAATTGTGTCCTTTTATGTAAAGCAGATCCTCACTACTGTTATAATAACAGGACACGATATTTACCCATGCATCCCAATCTCCAACTAGGTCATATCCGATTACTCCAATAGGTGTGTAGCCATTTACTGTAGGCGGTTTTAAATAATAATTGAAATCCTTTCCTGCGCCAACGTTTATATTATTTGTTACAGTTACTTGCTTTACAGACAATAAACTTTTTAAATTATTGTTCATCGTTGTCTCTGCATTTTTTAATTTGCTACTTAATTCAGCAATGGATCCCTGCACACTAAACAACTTCTTAACTTCCGTGATATTAAGTCCATTGAGAATGACCTGGTAAAGTGGCATGTCTGCTACAAGATCTCCTGACTGTATATCTCCTGTTGTATAACCTGG